TTCTGAAACCCCTAAACTAGAAATATTAATTATACCACCTTTTAATAAATCACTCGTATTTGATAGTAAATTAATTGACCCTAAGACAGAATTGACTCTTACTTTTATAATTTCATTTTGATCTAACTTAGATCGACCATAAGCAAAAGTGTTAACACCAACAGTTTCTGCATCAGATATTGTGCCAGTTACATTAGAAACTCCGAAAAATTGAGTTAATGATTTTGAGGTATAAGATACAATACCTGTGGTTGTATCATTATATCTAACGTAAAGTTCACCTGTTGTTCCAAAACCAACTGTTGAATCAACATCAAAAATACTTGCACCAGATGAAACTTGACCTATAACTCTAGTCGAAGGCTCTATTGAAAAAGCACCATACAACGAACCATCTACATTGATATCTCTATTATATCCACCATCGAAACTAATTTTATAGAAAGTATTGCCATATCCAACAGATATCTTCTCAACATTAGTTATGGGAGCATATGAATTATTGATACTAGATCCAAACTTATATTCATCTTGATATAAAGTTGCATTTTCTAGATTTAATGGATCCCCCTCAATAGCTTCTACCACTAAATCATTAGTAATTCTATATTGAGAATCAGATGGAGATATTAAGTAATCCCTAGGTTTTAAAATTTTAACATCTTCATTATATAATGCTTTAAACAAAATTTCAAAAGAAGTATCAGTTCCTTTAGAAATATAAAAATCTTTTGCCTGTTTTATAAAGATATTTTGATTTAATTCTGAAGAAAGAGTTCTATCTTCAAGTCCAGGTAATAATTGAGTTTTTGTTTTTAATAAAAACTGTTTTAAAAATAAACAACTTAAATTTTTTATTACAGATTTGTCCTTGTGATCTTCGGATTCAGTTTCTTTAAATATTACTTCTTCTTTATTAAGATCACTTCTATATGAAGTAATTCCAACAAATCCTCTAATACATCCAGTAAAAGAAAAATCAGTCTTTCCAGTATAAGTGATTATTTCATCATCAATTTGTAAGAGTCCGTAAGATTTTGGAAATCCATTTGTTCCAGATGATGAAGGATCAACATTTATTGTTGTAGAGTCAAAATTAATATCTCCATTTAATACTACAGTTTCTGAAAGATTAGTAGTTTCATCTAATTTTATATACTTATCAATATTTTGAATGAGATCAATTGGGCCACTTTGATATTCTTGCCCAAGATAATACTGTTTTAAAAATTCAGAAATAAGTGGAAAGTCTTCCTTAACATACAAAGGAAGTTGATTGGATACAATAGAATTAAATTGGACTCTAGTTTCTGACATTTTATGATTTTCTTCTTAGTATGAAATTGAACCTGATGAACTCGATGAACCAGCAGTGGATGTTGTTGAAGTAGTTGACGATGGTGTAGTTGAGGTAGATTGCTGAATGGTCGTTCTTGATGTTGAAGTTGATGAACCTCCTATTGATGTTCCAGTTGTTACTACTGTTTCTGGACCTCCTGAACGAACCAAATTGCCATTTGGGTAACTAGATGATACAGTATAGTTGGACGCAGATGGATCCAATCCAGATGCTATGTCATCAATTACTGTTTCAAAAATACTGCTACTTATATCTAGTTGCAAATAAAGATCCTGTAATCCGATAACATCATTGGAGTGAGGAATTGCCTCAATTTCAATAATTGGTTGATTATCTTTTAATTTAGCAGCTAAAATATTAACTGGATTTAAAGTAATTGTTCCATTTTTGTAGTTAATAGTGCCAACATTTCTTCTAACAACTGTAGGAGATTGAGATCCAATACTTGGTAAAGTAAAGAAGAAAAGAGAACCAGTGATTCTATTGCTATCTGGAATGTCAGACAGATATACATTGTCTTGTATTCCAGTTATTCTAAATGCGGAAGTTTTTATATTATATCCATTCATACTATTAATATGGAATTCATTACCAAATCCAATTTGATATTCAGCAAATGTATCTACAACTGCTCTAAGATCTCTTCTCATAGCAACAGTAGTGATATTTGATGTCACTGATTCATGACTATCATCAATCATTTTTAAAAACTTACTATATTTAAATCTTGCTCCATATTTGTTTAATTCAGTTGACTCAGAGTATTTTGTTGTATTATTCTGAACGATTGTAGAAACAAATGTTGACGATGGTGCAAGATTTGAATTATAATAAACTTTTGAATTTACTTCCAAATACAAATACTTAAGATCTAAAATTTCGGGAACAATTCCAGCAACCGAATATTTTTTCAATTTTGTTTTAATATTTTCTTTAATTAAATTTGGAATAAAATCACCAAATCTTGGTTTGATACTAATAAAAACTTTTCCATATTGAGGAGGAACTAAATCTTCACCACCAAAGACTGATATTGATTCAGTCTCCGGATAAATTTTTGCTGGGATGATAGTTTCATAATCATTAGCAGTCAGTGCTCTATTTTGTGATGCGTAAATTCTTGGTGCAAATTTTTTGATTGATTCAACACCTTCAATAGATTCACCTCCAGAGGCAGATATTTCCGTTGTTAAAAGTGATATTCCAGAAGTTACAGTATACTCCTGAGAATTTCTTGTATAAACAAATCTACCTGCAAAAGTAAACTGATTCACTCCGTTTGCAGCATCACCGTTTGAAGTGATATAATCAACGGTGATAAAATTATTATCCTGTAATTTATTACCAAAAATACCATCTCCAAAAAATACTTGATATCTTTCGTCTTCAACCTCTTGGAGGTAGTATACTTTAGAATCAGATTTTACATCAAATAAACTATCTTGACGACTGTATTTTACACTTCTATTTGACTGTTCATTTGGTCTTACAGTAACTGTAATTAAGTCAGTATCAATTCCTGAATTGTCTAAAATAAATTTTTGATTTGGTGTTCTTGAGTTATAGGTAAAGTTTGAAGTTAAAAGACTTCCCTCGTAAACAGAAATATTATCAAATGATGCAATACCATCCAGAACTGGGACAGTTATATCATTTAATATGCAAAAAGTATATGATTGTCTGCCAAAAGATCCTTGACTTGTAGATACAATACCCTTTTTCAGAGTAATCGTACTAGGTGTAGGTGTTATGTTTGTCGTATCAACGAAAAAACTTATTACAGCCGTAGCTGCTTTTCTTGATTTTGGTAAATATCCAATGTTTCTTGCCAAAGAGACTACATTTTCTCTCAATGTAGCACTATCAATGAATACTTCATTTGCGACCATGTTCGCATTGTATGAAGTAATATAGGTGTTATATGCCAAAACATCAAGTATGGTTGAAAGGTTAGACCCTTCAAAGTCATAATCAGTAAAATTAGAGTTTTCTTTTAAATATTCTCTAAGTGTAGTTTTTACCTGACTAAAGTCTAGGTTTGTAAAATTAGCTAGTGGCATTGTTTACCTAGTTTGCTGCAAGACAAATTGTAATTCTTGTGGTGGAATATCAGCACCAATAATCTCATATGTGATTACTGCGTCAAATGAATTGTTATCAAAATCAGGAGAAATCTTTACTTCTACTAATTTTACTCTTGGTTCAAATCTTTCAATTGATTCTGTAATTTGATCTTTAATTATTAATGATGATATTTCGTCAATATTATCAAAAAGTGATCGATTGATGTTAGAACCAAAAGTTTCATCAAAAAATTTCTCACCAGGTATAGTAAATACAATATTTCTTATAGAACGAGCAATTGCATTCTCATTTTTAAGTACAATAACATCGCTTGTCAGAGGGTTAGTCTGAAAAGTCATGCTAATATCCTTAAAACCTCGACTTACCCTTTCTAAAGGCACAAGAATTCTGCGATTATATCTTATTTATTAAGGTATTAATGTAATTTTTTACTCATAAAGTGGTTCAGGGTTGCTCTCACTTTCAAAAAACTCAGTTTCTTTAGCAGAATCACGTTTTTTGGGCGTTAAATCATCATTTGCAATCTCACGAAGCATTTTTTGATGGTTATCATTAGCTAAATTGTCTAAAAAGTCGTTATTCGGAGTCATTTTCCTCTTTTTTAAATGAATTTTCGCGTTCTTTTGCAGTTTTCCAGAAATATTCGTCTTCACGACCCATTCCAAGACGTTCAAAACCATTTTCAACTTGATAATATTGAGTTGAAACCTTAAAATCAGGCATTTTTGGTTCAACAGGTGTCAAACTGTTGTCATAGATACGCATTCTATTGTTAGGATACAGTGCATATTGACCATTTTCAAGTTCAATCAGGTTATGAGACTTATGTTCAGCTGGATTTTCACTTGTTGCGTAATCAACTACCTCAGGGTCCTGATGATAATTATCTATTGTACAGATGTATGTACCTTTTTGAATACCAAAGTCACGAGTATACAGTTCATAATCCATTGAACCAATAAACTGCTTAGTGACAGCCACAACACCGTAATCCATACAATTCCAGAATTGTAGGTTAGGTAGGTCCATATCAGGATTAGGCGTCTCAGGGGCGCTCACAAACGCACTGATAGGCAGTTTATCGTACATAGCAGCATACTCAGGTAAGTATGTTTCAAAATAAAAAGTGCGCCCAGGTATCGACTTACACGATACCCAAACGCCTTTTACAAATTCACCATGACCAGATTGATGGTCAGTCAGATATTCTTTACGAACCCATACTTCAACAGAAGGAAGGTTACAAATTAAAGCAGCCATTATAAACTAATGTAACTAATTCTATTTACCCTGTCCGCGATACTTTTTCTTTGCTTTATTGCGAGAAGTCGCGGATAATAATGTATACTGCGAGCGTCCTTGGCGAGTTTTTTTAGGAGTACCCTTAACATAACTGCCACCTTTCATAATTGCCATAATTGTTATACCTCAGATAACGCGAGTTTTTTCGTGACCAACCCTGATACGAGGATCGCACCAGATATCATATCCCATTTCTTTTGCATCAAGACAGAATGAGACATCCTCACCACACATGTCCTGTACATTTCCACTCTCAAAGACTTGCATCTTAGGAGCAAACCAAGGGTATTCCATTTTTTCAAATACTCCTTTCTTAATTAATACCCACCCAAATCCTGTATAATCAACGGTAAATGGTTTCCGACGCTTCTGAATGGAATCGACAGTTTCGTGATTCATCACTCCACCATTCTTACGGAAATCATCCTCTTCCAACCAGTGTGCAACAGATGTTGTATGTCCATCTTCAGTAGCATACCATCCTGCAGAAATACCACGCTCTTCACCTTCTTCAGGTACAGCTAGATCACATAACTGCCAGAACTTATTAGCATCAAATACAATATCACTATCAATCCATAACTGATAATCATACTCTAATTTACCATCCCACGGAACTTGATTGGGTCCACGTAATACATTTGCTCCAAGACACTTACAGCGGGCAAAATTTACCATCGATGAATAATCTTGACTAATCTGAATACTCATCCCATTCTGTACCATGTCAAAACATAGTTGCACAAAGTTCTTTAAAAATGTAAAAGAACATCCACGTCCAGGTAAACAAAATACAATTGTCTTACCTCTCATCCTTTCTTTAATTGCTGGAATGTCCCACTCCTCTTTCTTCTTGGGTTTGGGGGCATTTGCCTTTACTGTAAATCCTTTTGCCATAACCTGTTAGTTACTTCAGTTCAATTATAACAACTAATATCTATACTGTCAATATCGAAAACCTAAATCGGTTTTCTCTACTTCTAGTATGAATCGTGACCATCTGGTTCTTTCGTAATACCCACACTCTTATATTCTCTAAGACGTATACACTCCTCATATGATAAATCCCCAAGTTCATAATCAGTCTTCATTAGACCAACCATTCCCTTGAGGGTTTCCCATGTATTATTAAATTGTTCTTCACTTAGATTATTATATAAACATTCTTTCTTTGCATAGATGTGATAAACCTTTTCCATGAAAATTTTTTGCGGGAAATTTTTTTTACAAATATGAAATCAACTTTTGAATTATATATCAAGGTCGAATTGTCACCTCTGTAGGTTAGGGTAGTTAGGTGTTTTTATATACGGGGGCACGCGGCACAACGCCCCAATAACGCCCCCGCAAAACACTGTGTTTCACTGATACCCACTGCTATTATATCACGGAGGGACACTGATGTCAACCCCCCCACGATATAAGACTGCTAAGTTATACAAACTGCCAGAGAGTAACTGTCAGTAACTACCACACGATTACCAACGGACAGGATTACTCAGGTCCTCTACGTAGCTGTCAATTACCCTCTCAGTTCCTTCTAGTTCAAATAACTGCTCCCAATCAATCTGGTGTGGGTCAAAATCTTCCATCACTTCAATATCCAACGTGATTCTATAACGTTGCTTCTGTGCCTGACTGTAAAGAACTGACATGAGACTGACTCCGTTGGTGTGACTTTGTAAGTATAGAATGCCTGAGAGATATTGTCAATCTTCCAATCAGTATTTATAAGAAAGACTGATATTTTTGTGTTGTCAAGTCCTGGCAAAACTTATCAGCGGGGTCTTGACATTTCTGCGAGTGTGTGATAGACTGCTCGCTTAGATCACAAGACCTGAGCACATTTAATTGAGAATAAAAAGACCCTCAGAGTAACTACGAAGACACCCCAGATACACTGCTGAGTACACTTAAATCACACATTCTCAAGAACGATACAAACAACGCATATACATTTATAAAACCTTTTTTAATACTTTTTTTGCATAATCTTTATATATTCTAGTAAAAAAGGGGGCAAAATAGACCCCCCTTACATGTTA